TATGATGTCTGTTGTTGAGGAGACATAGAAGCAAACTGACGAGCTTGTTGCTCTACAGCTTGTCGTTGCATTTCCTCAGGAGAGCCCATGCCTCCAAATAAACCTTGTGGTAGTGTTGCCATTATGTCTCCTTATCCACCATAACCGATTGATTGAAAGTATGGATTAATTGCTGTGTTAGCGTTAGAAGTCCTACCGCCTGTTAAACCACCAATCAACTGACTTACAGGATCTGTTAAACCACCTACGATAGCGTTGTTACGCTGCATTTGAAGCTGTGCAGCCTGTTGTGCTGCTGCGTTTTGAATGTTAGCTGCAGCTGTTGACGCTGCTGTAATTGATGAACCCAATCCAAGTCCTTGAGTCAGAGCATTTAAGCCTTGATTCTCAAGATTTGTAGAGCCTGCTATGTAGTTTGTATATGGACTTAGAGCTGAATTCTGTAAGTTATAACCTGTGTTCTGCAGACCTAAACCACTAGACATCAATCCTTGACCAAACTGTACCTGTTGCTGACCAGCTTGTTGAGCCTGTCCTGCCAACTGAGCATCCTGCTGAGCCATAGCATTGTAGTATGCAGCCAGCTGAGGATTGGTAGCTTGCAAGCCTTGAGCCCCAGCTGTGTAGCCCTGTGCAGTGCCGCCAGTAGCTAGACCTAAACGACCACGTTGCTGTTGTTGATTAGTGATATTAGCAAGTTCTTGCTCACGCCCCGGTGCTAGCAACTGCCTCTGTTGGTTCATGAACTGCTCAGCTGCGCCCTGAGGTGTCTGAGCTACATACTGTTGTCCTAGATTGAATAGGCCTTGACCAGCTTGAGTAATACCAGCTTGCTGAGCTTGAGCCTGTTGAGCTTGACTTAAACCTGTACCTGCCAAGCCCATCAAACCTTCACGCATTGCAGCTACATCAGGAGCTACTTGGTAGCCAGCACCTGTTAGTTGTCCCGATGCAGGATCATACTGAAAGCCTGACTTACCGAACCTAGTAGTGATACCTACAGGACGGAACTGTGCAGCTTGAGCAGCCTGTGCAGCAGCGTTAGTAGTAGCATCAGCAGCCTTATTAGAGGCATAAATACTACCTGCAGTACCCAACAAAGGGCCGATTAAATCTGTAAAACTAGCCATTTTAGTATGACCCTCCGCTAATTGTTCCTGTAAACGATCCTGACATAGTGATGTCCACAGCTGTCAGAGTACCTGTGAATGATGGATTAGCTTTATCAGCTTTAGAGTTAACTGCTGACTGAATAGCACTAAACTCAGTGTCAATTTCAGTGCCTTTAACTAGCTTTGCAGGATTACCTGTTAAGAGGGAATCTTTAGCTGCAAAATTTGTTGCCTTGGTGTAGTTACTCATTATCGAGTCCTTCCTGCTTTAACATAGCAATCTAGTTTCTGTAGAGATATTTCAAAGTTATTAATATCTGTCTCAAGTCCAAGCTGTACTACATTGCCTGAACCGCTTGCGTTAATCTTCTGATTATCGTAAACAACCCCAGCTGTGTACTGTCCAATGTTATACTCAGCCACGCCATATTCAGCTATCGATACATTCCCAAGTTCAATAGTTCTTGATACATAACTAGGGCTGAAATCAAATCCGTACTTAACAATAATATCAGCTCCGTTGCCACCTACAAAGGTCATATTAATCTTCTTAAGGATCTTTAATGATGTAGGAGAACCGAAGTCAAAGTAATTAGTATAGTATTTTAACTTATAAGTACTGGTGTTGTCAAGTGAATTTTCATATTTACCAATATAACTTTCTTGTCCTAGCAATAAATCCTTATTACGGGTGTAGAAGAAAGCTGTAGGAGTAATATTATCCCAAACGGTAGTCTTAGCTGCACCGTTAGGGAGCTGTGCTCTCATGTCAAAACAGTACACAGTGTTAGCTGTCGGTAAAGACAATAAATAGAAGGCATCCTTGTCTGAGTATACCGCTTTAATATCAACTGCTGCTTCATTGTTTAAATCATCTACTAAAGCATCCTTGACATTCAAGCTAATCTCTCTCATAGGAGCTGACTTCTCTTGAATAGTTCTCATCAAGGATCTAACTCCAGTGTCTGACAAGAATACAATGTCACTGCCTGTCTTAGCTACGGAGTCTCTAGCAAAGCAGCCTACACCTGTAATTGTATCAGATAATGTAAGGTTATTAGGATCTGTAGCATTGGAGTAAATCAATACCTGTCTACGACCGAAGATAATCAAGAAGTTATTGTGTGAAGCTAAGGCTGTAATTTCATCAGCGCCAGCGGGCCACACTTGAGATACATCCAAAGTACCTGAAGTACCTGTATTCAAGACGTGACCGGCCAGTAAGTCTGAGAACTGAACTATGCTTTTATTGGAACTATTATTAGCACTCCATGTACGACCATAAGCACTGATTACACAGTTATTACTAGCTACAACACCTAAGTAGCCAGTCTTCTCAGAGATACGCTTATAAGTTGTTGAACTGGTCGCAGGATCGAACACCAGAGGGTCATGACCAGCTTGATAGATGTATAGACATCCATTCAACGGAGCCATCTGCCAGTTATCTTCGGTAATGGTAGGAGCTGTGCCGCCACCTCCGTAGGTTAGCTCAGATAGTGTTGTACCTACTAACTTAAATAGTTTACTGTGTCCAGCAGCTACAATGTAGGAGTTACCACTGTTATCAATCAACTCACCAATAGCCTTAACATTGAACCCTGTTAAAGCTGCTAGAAGAGAGTGTGCAGGAGTCCATCCCTTACGAGCACCAATACGTCCAAACCTATCAATAACACAGTTAGTAGCTACAGTGGCGTAACCATTCTCAAGACTCACTGAAGAGTCCTGAAGGTTCAAACCCATGAAGCCCGGAGCTTGAATAGTAGTTGTTAGAAGTTGTTCTGACATTTAGACTGAATCCCAAGTCATCTCTTCGTGATAGTGATTACGCTCGATAGCAATAGCGTCAGCAAGAGCTAGTCTGTACATCTGGTAAGCCTCTGAAGATAACAAGCCAGAGTCTTCACCTCGTTCAGCAATAGCTTTAGAGTGAGCTAACATGCTAACTACATGTGAAGGAACTAAGATATTATCATTATCAGCAACTAGATCAGGTTGAGGAATAGTCAAGTTAAACTGTAATGTGTAAGCACCATCAGGGATTGGATATACATCAACTTGAGTATCACCATTCTCGTCTACACCGTTAAAGTTGTAGTACAGAGGTGAGTCCTTCTGCTGAGTAGTCAACATAAATTGTCTATTCATCCAAGTTGTAGGAGCATACCTTACAGGGTGAAGCTTTGTAGTGTTAAGCACATCAATCACTCTAAAGCGTGTCTTAGATCCAACTAGAACATAGTTAAATACATCCGCAGTGGTGACAGCTGTTAAAGTAGTTGAAAGGGCATTCCAATCGTAAGCATCTTCAACTTCTCTTTTAGCATCATTAACAAACACCCCTAACATAGCTGAATAATCAGTGTCATTAACAGAGGATACAACAGGCTCACGCAAGCGTCTGAGCACAGTGTTCACAACGTCTAAGTACGTAGCCATTTATATATCCTTTACTTATTAATATAGTTCTTATTCTTCTTGACAGGCGGTGTCTTCTTGTTCTTCTTGTTCTTAGCTGTACGCTGTCCTCTAATAGGCATATTGTTCATACCATCAACCCCCGTGTAGTTTATTATTAATAGCTAACCAAATAGCCCCGAAGAAAGCGCCTATAACAATTAGAGGCTTAACAGCTTTAGCGATCCACTCAAGAACTTGAAAAGCACCTGCAGCTGCATTGAATGCCTTTACAACCTCTTGAGTATTCTTCTCTATACTGTCTACCTTAGCCTCTACAGCTAACAGCCTGTCATAGATATGCTCGTGAGTAACTTCCTTGTTGTCCATGGTGTTTATTCAACAGCAACAGCAGCCCATGGAGTTCCAGTAGCCTTAACAGGGTTCTTCTTCAACTCAATCTGAGCCGCCAAAGAAGCCTCTGTAGCTTCCTTATCAACAGATTCCCACACCCAATTAAGGACTGTGGCTTCTGTGAGGGATGCGTAGGGAATAGTAGGTGTACCTTCAGCCCATGAGACTGTTGCGTAGGCAGAGGCTGAGTGTTCTCCATCTACTGCTGTGCAACTCCAATGCCCGACTGTTACAAAACCATCGGCTGTGTTGCTGTCAAGGGTTGTTATTTTCCAAGTGGTAGTCATTTTGATTCCTTTAAGGGTTGTGGAATAGGCGTAATGCGTGTTGTCACGCCATCTTTGCTTTGCTCAATAAAACCATTTGGTTTAATTTGAATACTGTTGCCCCAAGTTTGTGGCTTAGTTAAATCAACAGTTTTTCCGTCAATTTGTATCATGTTAATCCTTACAGGTTAGCGGCATCCAAACGAGCCTTGAGTGATTCAATGATTGCTTGTTGTTCTTGGATAGCCGCTGTCAATGTAGCTACCAAGAAGCTGGTGTCGATGCCTTGGTAGACGGGTTTGCCTTCAGCGTCCACTGCGTCTTTTTCACCTGTTACGCATTCAGGCACAACGGCTTGCAGTTCGTGGGCAATAAAGCCTTCACCATCAGAGCCATCAACATTCCATTTATAAGTGCAAGGCTTGAGCAATGCAACTTTAGCCAATGCACCTGTCATTGGAGCAATAGTGTTCTTTAAGCGGTAGTCTGAAGATGTTCCGTAAGTGGTTGATGTTCCGTTGCTGGTGATAGAGCCAACACCAGAAGCTCCAGCATAAAACACTTCAAAGTAATATGTTCCAGAAGTGCTAGGAGCAGTTATCCTCTGAGAATATTCTCCAACAACACCTTCTACAACAAGTTTTTGTGACCCGCTCGTAGTCCCCACCAGCACATTTTTAGAAGTGTCAATATAAATTGCCGCTCCGTTGGCCTGACAAATGTTTACTGGATGGTTTGATAGCGAGCCTACTTTTACAGAACTATTTGTTGAGTCTGTCCCTGCAATAAATGTTTTTGTTCCGTCATAGGCTTCTAAAAAGTTTGTACCACCACGAGAAAGATAAATCCCCAAGTCGTTTCCACCTGCAGAACCAATAGTTAAATTAGTAGAGGGTGAAGTAGCACCA